ACCAGGTAGGCTTTTCCGCTCTTGGCAAAGTTGGTCATCATCTCAATGGAGGTGTAGAGCTTCTGGCCGGCCTGGTTCATCGCGACCAGGGCCGGCAGGGGAGCCAGCTGTGCATAGAGCCCCATCTCACCGTCGAGTTCTCCGCCGTCTTTGATCTCTTCTGCCTTGAGGGAGACAACATCACCCAGTGCATCGAAGGGGCCACCCGGGATAAGGCCGCGGAAGTGTTCGGTGTTAATGCGAGCGCCGTAAACCTTGGGGTCGTAGCTGGCGGCCATCTCTTCGATCTGTTTGCGGGTGATCTCACGGCCGTCGATGGTGACGCCTGATGCGGCGATGCGGATAAATTTTGAAATCAGTTTTTTCATTTGCCTATCCCTGTGGGTGGATGCGGTTCGTTCCGCAGAGATTCGGCAACCACGCGACCTTTATCAACGTTCTGCACGTGTAAACAGGGCTTTTACACGTTGCCGCTATCTTGCTATTGGCGGCGGCGGCTTACCCTTGCGGCATGAATGATGAGGAACTCAACGACCAGCGACACGAGGCCAAGCTGCTGTACTGGCAGGGTTGGCGCGTCTCTGAGATCGCAAAGAAGATCGACGAGAAGGCGGCGACGGTTCACAGCTGGAAGCGCCGCGATGATTGGGACTCTACCCCGGAGGTGCAGCGGGTAGAGGCGTCGATATCGGCCCGCCTTTCTCAGTTGGTAACCAAGCCGGAAAAGAGTGACGGCGAGCTGCGCGAGATTGAGGTGCTGACCCGGGCGATGATGCGCACGGCCCGCATTCGCAAGTTTGACCAGGGCGGGAATGAGGGTGACCTGAACCCGAAAGTCCGCGAGCGGGCGAAGAGGGGGAAGCGGGGCCAGGAGGCGAAAAAGAATTACCTCGATGAGGAGCAGTGCGCGGCGCTGGAGAAGGCCTTCGAGGAGTCGCTGTTCGGGTACCAGCGGGTGTGGCAGGCGGCAAGTGCGCTACACCGGATCCGCAATATTCTGAAGAGCCGGCAGATTGGTGCGACCTGGTACTTTGCCCGCGAGGCGATAGTTGATGCCATCAAAACCGGGCACAACAAGATCTTCCTCTCGGCCTCGAAGGCGCAGGCCCATGTGTTCAAGCTCTACATTCTGCAGTTTGTGGAGGAGGTGACCGGGGTTCAGCTGAAAGGCGATCCGATTGTGCTGTGGAATGGGGCGACGCTCTATTTTCTCGGTACCAATGTACGGACGGCGCAGTCGTATCACGGCGACGTCTACATGGACGAGTACTTCTGGATCGGCAAGTTTCAGGAGTTCCGCAAGGTGGCCAGTGGTATGGCCATGCACAAGCAGTGGAGTCTCACCTATTTCTCTACGCCGTCGGCGCTTTCACACGATGCCTATCCGTTCTGGTCGGGCTCGCTTCACAACAAGGGCAGGAAGAAAGAGGAGCACATCAAGCTCGATGTGAGCCACGCCATGCTGAGGGATGGCCGCCTCTGTGAGGATGGCCAGTGGCGCCAGATGGTGACGGTGGAGGATGCGGTGGCGGGCGGCTGCGACCTGTTCGACCTGGAGACGCTGCGCCTGGAGTACTCGGAGGATGAGTACAACAACCTGCTGATGTGCCAGTTCATTGATGACAGTGCCTCGGCGTTCAGCCTCTCGGCGCTGATGCAGTGCATGGTGGATGCCATGGAGCTGTGGACTGACTGGAAGCCGTTCTCGCCGCGTCCCATGGGTAGCCGCTCGGTATGGATGGGCTACGACCCGAGCCGCACGCGGGATGATGCGGCGATTGTGGTTCTGGTACCGCCGGCGGTACCGGGCGGTAAGTTCCGCATTATCGAACGCATCGTGCTGCAGAACATCGGCTTCGATAAACAGGCGGAGGTGATCCGCCAGCTCAAGGAGGAGAAGTACAACGTGCAGCACATCGCCATCGATATCACCGGCATCGGCTACGGGGTGTATGACCTGGTGAAGGCCTTCTTCCCGGGGGTGAAAAAAATCAGCTATTCGCCGGAGGTGAAGACGCGGCTGGTGATGAAGGCGCAGAGCGTGATCAACAACGGTCGCCTGGAGTTCGATGCCGGCAATAAGGAGATCGCAGGGGCCTTTATGTCGATACGAAAAACGATCACCCCTTCTGGTAATGGCGTGACCTATGAGGCCGTGCGCTCGGAGGAGACCGGGCACGGCGATTTGGCATGGGCGGTGATGCACGCCCTCGATCATGAGCCGCTGCAGGGCGGCGGTGGTACCACTCAGTCTGTAATGGAGATCTTCTGATGAGCAAAGAGAAAAAGACGCAATCCGAGGTGTTTACCTTTGGCGATCCGATGCCGGTGATTGATGCCAATGACATCCTGGGCATGACGGAGGCCTGGTGGAACGGGCGCTGGTACGAGCCGCCTGTTGACCGCTCTGGACTGGCGAAGAGCTACCGGGCCAATCCTCACCACAGCTCGGCCATGCAGGTGAAGCGAAATATCCTGGTGAGCTGTTACCAGCCGCACCGGTATCTGAGCAGGCAGGACTTCTCCTCCTTCGCCCTGGACTACATCGTTTTTGGTGATAGCTACCTGGAGCGCATCGACAATGTGATGGGCAAGATCATGAAGCTGAAGACGAGCCCGTCCAAGTACACCCGCCGGACCAAGGATGGCTTTGTCTTCGCGCAGGGGTGGGGGAGTGTTCACGAGTTCCAGGCGGGTTCGGTGTTCCAGCTGATGGAGCCGGATATCAATCAGGAGATGTACGGGGTACCGGAGTACCTGGCCGGTCTGCAGTCGGCCTGGCTGAATGAGTCGGCCACCCTGTTCCGGCGCAAGTACTACCTGAACGGCAGCCATGCCGGTTTCGTGATGTATATGACCGATACCGTCGCCGAGGAGAAGGACATCACCAATCTGCGCAAGGCGCTGCGTGATGCCAAGGGCCCCGGCAATTTCCGCAACCTCTTCATGTACGCACCTAACGGCAAGAAGGATGGCATTCAGATCATCCCCATCGCCGAGGTGCAGGCCAAGGATGAGTTCTTCAACGTGAAGAACGTCAGCCGCGACGATGTGCTCGCTGCACACCGGGTACCGCCACAGCTGATGGGGGTGATCCCCAGCAATGTCGGCGGCTTCGGTGATGCCGAGAAGGCCGCAAAGGTCTTCGCCAGAAATGAGCTGGAGCCATTGATGGAGCGGTTCAAGGAGGTAAACGAGTGGCTGGGCGAGGAGGTGATCACCTTCAAGCCGTACTCGATAGATATCACTGATGCAAACCCAGTGAAATAAAAGGAGCGGCGTCTCGGGTGCTCGAACACCCGAGGCGCCGCCAGACATGGTGACAGAGCACCGTGCCAAGCCAAGGCTCCCCACCGCGTGCACACGGTAGTGGGGATACTACTTGTAACACTGTGTAACAACAAGAGAGGAACCAATGTCTAAACCAATAGTCCCCTGGATGGGTGGCAAGCGCCGTCTGGCAAAACATATTCTGCCCCTGATTAATGGGCACAAGACCTATGTCGAACCGTTCGCAGGAGGGGCGGCGATCTTCTTTATGAAGGAGCCGTCCAAGGTGGAGGTGATCAACGATATCAACAGCGACCTGGTCAACCTGTACCGCTGCGTCCGCCACCACCTTGATGAGCTGATAAGGCAGTTCCGCTGGGCGCTGATAAGCAGGGAGGAGTACCTCATGGCCAAGACGGTCGAGCCAGCTACCCTCACCGATATCCAGCGAGCGGCCCGCTTCTTCTACCTGCAGAAGATGGCCTTCGGCGCGAGGATCGAGGGGCGCACCTTTGGCGTCTCACCGACAACACCACCAAAGATGAACCTGACCCGCATCGAGGAGGATCTCAGCCAGGCGCACCTTCGCCTGGCTAGAACCTATATCGAAAACCTGCCATGGGATGAGGTGATCAGGCGGTACGATCGGCCCGATACCATCTTCTACCTCGACCCACCGTACTGGGGCACCGAGGGGTACGACGTCAGCTTTGGCCTGGATAACTATACCCGGATGGCAGAACTTGCCAGGGGCATCAGTGGGCGCATGGTGATCTCGGTCAATGATATCCCTGAGATGCGTGAGGCATTCAATGGCCTGGCCATGGATACCGTCCAGCTCAACCACACCGTCGGCGGCGCCGGCGGGGTGAAGAGGGGAGAGCTCATCATCCGCAACTGGTGACCCCACCAGCTGGCAGCCACCAGCACGACCAACAGGCCCGGGCATCCCCCGGGCTTTTTCTTGCCCGCAGATCCAAAACCATCCCCACCACCACCGCCAGCGCGCAGTTCTCCCCCCGCCACGCCTGCCGGCTAAATGTGCGAAAAACTACGCAGATGCACAAGCCTCTCGAACCGAGGCGTGACGCGGGCTGTAAGGCGGATTGGTGAGGGGCTGGCGTTATGCGGATTTATGCGATTGATTGCAGGGTAGACGGGGATTGGTTGATATGGGGATATTCAAATTCGGCTTTGGTGTTGCGGAAGGGGAGAGTGTCCGGCTGACAGAGATAGTGATGACAAAAGTATGACCACAGTCAGGGTCTTGGCATATGCACTTTGCTTCCCGAACCAGAGGTGAGAGTTGCTCACTTTTACGGATAACAGCTGGTGCTTCACAGTGCGGGCATTCGACTCTCATGGATCGTCCCTTTTGCGGAAAACCGATAAAGGTTGATTATACACCTAACATCATGAACTAAAAGGAAAAATTAGTTTCACGTGAAACGCGGAATATAAAGAATCTGAGCGGGGAGTTCG